GTAGTACTCAGAATCAAGATGCCGCATTAAATTTTCATTATTACGTCTCTTTTGATTTAGCCTATATTGGTCATTGATTTTAGCAAATGTTTCTGAGTTTTCTAGGTATTTATCTGCAATGGCAGATACTTCTCTTTCGATTCTCTCTGATACAATACAATTAATGTTTTTATTTTTATCATCAAGATAAGATGATATTTGGTTGTTTACTTCGTGATTTATTTTTTCTTTTGCTATTTTTATATTCTCGTTTTGATCTTCGCTGATCTTAACTATTTCCTCTCTAATTAATTCAATAATCTCGCTGTTTTTTGGTGGTGCAGTTACATCGTCATTAATCGTAATTTTTTCTGGTTCTTTTATTCCCTTGTCTAGAAAGGTATTTATGAATGAAGATGTTATTTTTCGCCCAAGGGGAGTTATGGCAAATAATATTATTAGCGCAAAAGGAAGAATAGATTTTATAGTGTCAATCAATATGTATTCCATGTGGAGATTTTCCTTTATAAGATAATTATTGCAAGCATTATACATCATGCAATTACAATTTGTGGCCTTGAAAAACTAGCGGTGACTAGACAAACGTAAAAACGGATCTGGGATGCACTTGTTATTGCGTTGGTCTGTTTTTATCCACATCAGGCGCGGTGGTAGGTAGGGGGCCAGTGGCTAGCTGGCATCCCTACGGTACTTTTCACCGAAAACCGCGGGTTAGACGGTTCCGTTTCGTCGGATAGAGCTGTCGATGCAGGTAGTCACTCCTACCCGTAACCCCTCCCGAAGACACCTTTACGATTCATCCACCCCGGTTTGGCTGCGCCACCTCCCCAGGGAAGATGCAAAGGGCAGCTACGCTGCCAGACGGTTTATTGGTATGTGCAGACAATTTCCACGTCCTGCCTCACGGGGTTTGCTCACCGCCCCAGCTTCTCCCCGCTATGCTTTAGCGCGCAACCTAAGAAAAGCGCCTTCAAGTCTTTCGGCATTCACCATATCTCGTGCGAATCATCCGGTTATTCATATGCCACCGGCGGCTACTTCATGGGCGTCCTGCCTGTTCGCTGCTGACGAATGAAATCTAACTTAACTTAGCTTTTAAATCAAGAAAAAACACCAAACTATTCTTAGCTTGATGTTAAGAGGAAGGTTAGAGGTGGGTTAAAGCTCGTACTGAACGCCTTTGACAACTCCGATGATCAGGCAATTACCGTTTATTGAAATGTTTGGATAGCGTGGATTTAAGGGAACTAAGAACTTTTGAGGCCCATCGATGACTAGTTTTTTTACAGTAGCCTCGTTTGTCCCATCAAGTCTGGCTACGACTATCTTTCCATTAAGTGGCTCTGCATCAGGGTCCACTATGACTGTTGCCCCTTCAGGGATTGTCGGAAGACCATTAGGGTTTGTCATCGAATCACCTTTGACCTCCAATGCAAAGGAGCTATCACCTATCCTGAGTGATGTTTCTACCCACTTATCTACTTCACTGAAAACTTCTGCTGCTTTACATTCTGTAAACTGTCCAGCCTGAACCCAAGATATCACCGGAATCCTTCGCATCTTGGTTATCAGATTTCCTTCTAATTCAGTGCCATAGAGTATGTAATCAATTGAAGTATTGAAATACTTTGCAAGTTTCGAAAGTGACTCACCGCCTGGCACATTAATGTCTTTTTCCCAATACCCAACCGCCACATCGCTAACACCACAGAACTTACCCAGTTCTTTCTGCGAAGTTTTGGTTAAGCGCCTGAGAGCTTTGATGCGCTGACCGACAGTTTCCATTTGAACACCATAAAAAAATTAAAAGGCTAAGCAATCTTAGTTTTTATTGACCAAAGTTAGATTGGTTATTAATATCTAATCAAACTTAGCTATGGAGGCATTATGACAACCGATGACATTGAAAACTACTTCGGCAGTACTGAGAAAGTTGCCGAATTTTTTGGAATCACAAGCGAGGCCGTTTACCAGTGGCGTAATAGAACTGGTCGCCTAATCCCGAAAGGACGTGCAGCAGAAGCAGCCTATCGGACTGGGGGGAAATTGGTTTTCCATCCCGACCTTTACGAAAAGCGTAGCGAAGCTTCAGTAAAACTCAAACCACAGGAAAAAGGAATAAACCGTGGGTAACGAACCTAATTGGAAAGTCGAACGTCAGCCTTCCTGGCTGGTGGTAGCGATTAAAAAAACGATTACCGATCTGCCTGGTGGATATGCGGAGGCGGCGGAATGGTTGGGGGTGACAGAGAACGCATTGTTTAACCGCCTTCGTGTTGACGGCGACCAGATCTTCCCACTGGGCTGGGCAATGGTTTTACAACGTGCTGGTGGTTCAACTCATATCGCTGATGCCGTTGCGCGCCATTCTCAGGGCGTATTTGTACCGCTGGCAGATATTAATGATCTGGATAACGCCGATATCAACCAGCGCCTGATGGAGTCCATCGAATGGATAGGCCGTCATTCTACTTTTGTACGCAAAGCCACGGCTGATGGGGTGATTGACGCAGATGAGCGCGCTCAGATTGAGGAAAACAGCTATCAGGTTATCGCGAAGTTCCAAGAGCACGTAGCGCTTCTTTATCGAGTTTTTTGTGTCGCTGAAAAGAGTGACGCCCGCGAGTGTGCAGCTCCGGGCGCCTTGGCGAACAACTCTTCGAGTATGGAGAAATAATCCGCATGAGCAGTTTAACGGCTTTTAACCGTCTACCGCAACTCAGGATGATCCCGGTTTCGGGTACTCCGTTGTTTCGGTATGAACGCAGATTATCAAACCGCTGGGTTCCGTGTAACCACAGTAGGGCGGTTTCAATTGTGGGGATCTACAACCGGAGGGTAAAACGCCTATGCGCGAACTTAACCGAAGGTTCAAAGACAACCGCGGAGTGCCAGTCCGTGTTATCCGCTGGGAGCCAGAAACACAGCGCGTTATCTATCTGCGTGATGGCTACCCGCACGAATGTTTCAGCCCACTTGAGCAATTCAGGCAGAAGTTCAGGGAGATAACGGACGATCATGAGCACTAAATTAACCGGCTACGTATGGGATGGTTGCGCGGCGTCGGGCATGAAGTTGTCTAGTGTCGCGATCATGGCTCGCCTCGCTGATTTCAGCAGCGATGAGGGAGTGTGCTGGCCGTCCATTGAAACTATTGCTCGCCAGCTTGGCGCAGGGCCGAGCACGATCAGAACGGCAATCGCAAAGCTTGAAAAAGATGGCTGGCTCACGCGTACACAGCGCCGTAATGGTAACCGTAATGCGTCGAACGTGTACCGCCTGAATGTGGCGAAACTTCAGGCTGCCGCATTTTCTCAACTGTCAGATTCTGACACGTCAAAATCTGACGCATCAAAATCTGACCCATCAAAATCTGACCCGTCGAAATCTGGCAAAAACGGCGGTTTTGACCCGTCAGAATCTGGCGGGGATCCGTCAGTAAAATCAAAACAAGATCCACAAGTTAATAAAACCCCTTCTTGTCCGGACGCTTCGCAACCGGACCAGCAGATGACAGACCAGGAGTTTTTAACCCGTCATCCGGATGCCGCTGTGTTGAGCCCTAAAAAGCGTCAGTGGGGAACGCAGGACGATTTGACCTGTGCTCAGTGGATCTGGAAAAAAATCATCGCCCTGTACGAACAGGCCGCGGAGAGTGACGGCGAGATGGTTCGTCCGAAGGAACCTAACTGGACCGTCTGGGCAAATGAAATTCGCCTGATGTGTGCTCAGGACGGGCGTACCCACAAACAGATCTGCGAAATGTACAGCCGGGTCAGCCGTGATCCGTTCTGGTGCCGTAACATTCTCAGCCCCTCAAAGCTCCGGGAAAAGTGGGATGAATTGTCACTGCGTTTGTCCGCACCCATCGGCGGACGTTTCGAAAACCGTGAAGATCCGATGTTCAAATCCAGCTACGGGAATGTGGATTACAGCCAGATCCCGACAGGGTTCAGGGGGTGATATGAGTCTTATGGGAGACGTTCAGAAATTCATTGAATCCCATCCGGGATGTACTTCCAGCGATATAGCGAATGCTTTTGCAGATTTCCCGCGTAAAAGCGTCCTGCAGTCGGCAAGTAAGTTACGCCAGTGCGGGCGTGTTGCTCATCGCTTTGAAGGTAAAACTCGCAGGCATTTTGCTCTTGAGACAGACATACAGCCGGATCAGGAGCCAGATATCGGGACTAAACCTGTGCGGAGCTGTTATGTCGGAACCAACGACCCGCAGGTGATTATGCATCTGATACGTCAGGCAGAAACACTGGAGTCGGGAGGGTTGTTCCGTCGTGCAGCTACGGTATGGATGGAGGCATTCCGGGAGAGTCATATCCCGTCGGAACGTAGCGCCTTTCTGGCGCGCCGTGAACGGTGTTTGCGGAAGAGCAGAAAGTATGTTGCATCAGGTAGTGAGTGGTATCTGTCAGGGAATTATGTGGGGTCTTAATGAGCAATAAATATTGCCAGGCGCTGGCAGAACTGCGCAACAAATCAGCACATGAACTGAAAGAAGTCGGCGATCAGTGGCGGACACCAGACCTGCTTTTTTGGGGCATTAATGCGATGTTCGGTCCCCTAACGCTGGATCTCTTTGCTGACGACGATAACGCTAAGTGCCCTGTGTGGTACACCGCCGATGATAACGCGCTGGTACAAGATTGGGCTGAAATGCTGGAGTCAATCGGCGGGGCCGCATTCGGTAATCCACCCTATAGCCGCTCTCAGTACCACGAGAAGCAGGCGATCACCGGCATGACCCACATCATGGATCACACAATGGCGATGCGTGAAAAGGGTGGGCGTTACGTGTTCCTCATTAAAGCAGCGACAAGTGAAACGTGGTGGCCGGAAGACGCTGACCACATCATGTTTATCCGCGGTCGTATTGGTTTCGATCTCCCAGTGTGGTTTGTTCCTGCGGACAATAAGCAGAAACCCACTGGTGCTTTCTTTGCTGGCGCCATTGCTATCTTCGATAAATCCTGGCGCGGCGAGCATTTCAGCTATATCAGCCGTACCGAACTGGAGGAAAAAGGGAAGGCGTTTATGTCACTGGTCGAATTTGCTGCGGGAAAGGTTCAGCCACCAGCCACCACGGTTCCAGAGCAAGAAGAACCCATTGTAGTGCCAGCAGTATTACCTGATGTGGATTCGCGTATCTGGCCGCTTGAGGTTGGTCTGGTGTTCAACCAGGTTGAGGGGGCGGATTCTCTGGACGCATTACAGCAGAACAAGCTGAAAGCCAACATTAATCAACTCTGGCTGGAACGAACGGCCACCAGCGAAATCATTACTGCAGCTTCTGAACTTGTTCGCAATATGCGGGGAGAGGCCGTGTGAAACTGATCCTGCCTTTTCCTCCGAGCGTGAACACTTACTGGCGCGCCCCTAACAAGGGGCCGCTGGCCGGTCGTCACCTCATTAGCGCTGATGGCCGTAAATACCAGAGCGCTGCCTGCGTGGCGATCATTGAGCAATTACGACGTCTCCCGAAGCCATCGACTGAACTAGCAGCGGTAGAAATCATCCTGTATCCGCCAGATAAGCGGATCAGGGATTTGGACAATTACAACAAAGCGCTGTTCGACGCACTGACTCACGCAAAAGTCTGGGAGGACGACAGCCAGGTAAAGAGAATGCTGGTGGAGTGGGGACCAGTTTTCCCGAAGGGGAAGGTAGAAATCACGATCACGAAATTTGAAACAGGGGCGGGTGCAGCTGCCTGAACATGGAGAAAGAAGCATGAATAATTTAATGGTCATTGATGGTATCGAAGTTCGCCGCGACGTTCATGGGCGCTATTGTCTTAACGATTTGCACCGTGCTGCTGGTGGAGAGCAGAAATATCGTCCGAAATACTGGCTTGATAATAAGCAACCCCGTGAGCTGATTGAGCAACTTTTCACCGAGGGCGGAATTCCATCTTCGGAACAAAATCAATCAGTTAGATTTTTTCAGGGCGGTAGTGATACCCGAAGTTTGGTACGTGCTCCAGTAAATACTGTTCGCGGTGGTGCTGAACAAGGTACATACGTATGCAAAGAATTGGTGTTTGCTTATGCAATGTGGATCAGCCCGTCTTTCCATCTCAAGGTGATCCGCACGTTCGATCGGATTACCAGTGCGCCACAAACATCTTCTGGTATGGCTGCCGATAAGATGCAGGCGGGGGTGATTCTGCTGGGTTTTATGCGCAAAGAGTTAAACCTGTCCAATTCATCGGTACTGGGCGCGTGCCAGAAACTCCAAGAGGCAGTGGGACTACCTAACCTGGCGCCACAATATGCCATTGATGCTCCGGCTGGCGCGCTGGATGGTTCAAGCCGCCCGACGCTGGCACTGAGCGCGCTGTTAAAACAGCATGGTATCCGGATGACGGCTAATCAGGCGTATCAGCAGTTAGCGAAGCTGGGTGTTGTTGAACATCGTGAACGTTACAGTCGTTCCGCGATTAACGGCATTAAAAAATTCTGGTCGCTGACGGCGAAAGGCTGCATGTTCGGCAAAAACATCACCAGCCCGGCAAACCCTCGCGAGACGCAGCCGCATTTCTTCGAGTCCAAATTCCCTGAGCTGCTGAAGCTGCTCGATACCGTTCATTGAGGTGATCGTGAGAGCGTTACTGACCCCTGAAATTGCTCCTCGTATGGGCGTTGTATTGTTCAGGCCAGGATCGGAACTGATGCCCCTGTTTATGCAGGGGCGTGTTCTGCTTGAACCAGAGCCGGAACAATATTCATCTTTCGCCTGCGGCGCGGTCCCGGCGTTATCACAGCCGCTTGCGGATGATCCTGCTGTTCGTGATGTGTTCCGTAATGAGTCGGTTATCTTTCGTGCTGGTGGTCTGGATAGTCTGGAAAGCTGGCTACTCCGGGGGAATGGCTGTCAGTGGCCGCATTCAGACTGGCACAGCGAACAGATGACAACCATGCGCCACGCCCCGGGGGCAATCCGACTGTGCTGGCACTGCGATAACCTGCTGCGCGAACAGTTTACGGAACGGCTGGAATCAATAGCTGTGGAGAACACGACAAAATGGGTTTTATCGGTTGTTTGTCGTGATCTGGGTTTTGACGATATGCACGCAGTCACGCTCCCGGAACTGTGCTGGTGGATGGTACGCAATGACCTGGCAGAAGTCTTACCGGAGAGCGCTGCGAGAAAAGCATTAAGGATGCCGAAGGCAATTGTCCAGTCAGCTACCCGTGAAAGTGAAATTGTTCCGTCGGTGCCGGCCACCAGCATTGTACAGGATAAGGCGAAAAAGGTACTGGCGCTCAGGGTTGATCCGGAATCGCCGGAAAGCTTCATGTTACGTCCGAAACGCCGTCGATGGATCAATGAGAGATATACCCGCTGGGTTAAATCCCAGCCGTGCGCCTGCTGCGGGAAGCAGGCGGATGATCCGCACCACCTGATAGGTCACGGTCAGGGAGGGATGGGAACAAAGGCGCATGACCTCTTTGTGCTGCCGTTGTGCAGAACGCATCACAATGAGTTACATGCGGACACCGTGGCATTCGCAGAGAAATACGGCTCTCAACTGGAATTGATATTTCGTTTTATCGATCGCGCGCTGGCAATTGGCGTGCTGGCGTAAATGGAGAACACGCATGAACCTTGAAGCCTTACCAAAATATTACTCACCAAAATCTCCAAAATTGAGCGATGACGCTCCGGCGACAACCTCCGAATCTTTGACGATTACGGATGTAATGGCGGCGCAGGGGATGGTGCAATCGAAAGCACCACTGGGTTTTGCTTTATTCCTGGCAAAAGTTGGTATTCAGAATCCTGACTTCGCGATTGAAGGGCTGATTCATTACGCGGTGGCACTGGATAACCCGACACTGAATAAATTGAGTGAAGAAACTCGGTTACAGATTGTTCCTTACCTCGTGAATTTTGCATTTGCTGATTATTCCAGATCTGCTGCAAGCAAGGCTCGCTGTGAGCATTGTGCTGGTACGGGATTTCATCATGTATTACGTGAAGTGGTGAAACACTCCAGAAATGGTGAACCCGTCATCAAAGAGGAGTGGGAGAAGGAACTATGTCAGCATTGTCATGGTAAGGGAGAAGTCAGCACGGTGTGCAGGGGGTGTAAGGGTAAAGGTATTGTCTTGGATGAAAAAAGAACCCGGCTTCATGGCGCGCCTGTTTATAAGATTTGTGGGCGTTGCAATGGAAACCGGTTTAGTCGTTTACCAACCACACTGGCGCGGCACCATGTCCAGAAACTGGTACCGGATCTGACGGATTATCAGTGGTACAAAGGATATGCAGACGTCATTGATAAACTGGTTACAAAATGCTGGCAGGAAGAAGCATATGCAGAAGCGCAATTAAGAAAGGTGACAAGATGAAAGATTTTCAACGAAGATGGCGACATAATGCTTGCATATTTCAAAAAATATGGTTAGGATTTTCCTAACGATGGGCTTTGTATGTCTACCGTTAACGAAATCATAACAAACCTCGTTCCGGCGGGGTTTTTGTTTTTTTGGTGGTATATTCCCTTGGTGTCAAATCACAGGGGGCGATATGGGGTTCTATTACGTTTTTCAATACAAGCCAAAAGGGATGTCATCGGGTAAGCATTTAAATGTTTCCGAGGAGTTTTCGGACCGGAATGAGGCAAAGAGAGCGAAGTCCAGGCACATGATTAATGATCCAGATTGTGTCTTCTCGGGAATCGTACAGGCTGATTCGCCGGCAGCGGTACTTCAAGAAATACAGGCTGAATCTCTTAATAGGCTTTAACGGATTTAACTTGGCAGTATCCACATTACCAATTTCATTAGGTCGCTTCGGTGGCCTTTTTCTTTTTCAGGCACCGGGCACCATCCGCTACGTGTTTTGTTGATAAATCCAGCCCGTGAAGCCTGACCCTTTTCATCACACACTGCGCCATCCGAGCTATCGGAGGTGAGGCTTATGAAAATGCACAACGATCCCCATTCAATGGACTCACAATCTATTTTTGCTGGCTCACAATTACTGCCAATGGAAAAAACTTCTCATTTGGCTCTGAGCGTTGGATTTCGCTCTCACTTAGCGTGAGTCCACGTCCGATTTCAGTTGCAGTTATTGTGAGCCAAAATTTGCGCTGATTGCGAGTCTGACTTTTTTCGATTGTGAGTCGTTACAGATAGCCGCCGGGCCAGACACCACAACGGTACCAGGTGGCGTTATGTGCTAGAAACCGAAATTCTTGAACATCTCATTACTACTCATATCGTTGGTTGGCGCACGGTTCATCGACTCCATCTGCTTGATCAACCCTATGCTAGCACCAACAGGCCCCCCGACGCTGAAACCGACGCTGCTGGAGCGGGTTTTGCTGGTGCTACTGCTGTGGGTTTGACTACGGGTGTTACAGTTGCTTTGGTGTGTCCGTGTGAGACCATTTTCGCTGAGCTGGCTATCTTCACTTTGGGTGCAGTTTCCCTGTGACTGGCTGTGACTGTCTCCTGTGGTGTGGTTGCGGCTATCCGTGTGCCACTCGCTATAGCCTCCCGCCGGCGCAATGATTCCGACCGATGTACCGTGGGTGGCATAGGGAGGCATGACCATGCCACTACAGCCACCGAGCAGTAACGCGGTGCCGACGATAAAAATGAACTTACCCAGAGCGGTGTTTTTCATTAGTTCCTACCTATTTCTTCTCGTTGGTTATTTCTATGCCCTGCCTTGGCAGGGCTCGCTATTATTCATTCTTCAACTGTGAGATCAAGTTATTTTAATTAAATCGGTATTATTCTTAATTGTGTTCTTTATGAATAAATATCCTCCGGCTATGCCGGAGGATATTTATTATTTCCCCTCATAACTGAGAGGACCCACACAACCAGAGGGGGATGAATGTCCGAACCTGTATCCAGTGCGACAGTGTTGGCTGGTGGATTAATGGGGGCCAGTGTATTCGGTCTGGCAACCGGAACCGATTATGGTGTGGTATTCGGTGCTTTTGCCGGCGCGGTGTTTTATGTCGCCACGGCAACCAACATCGGACGCATCAGGCTGGTCGCTTATTTTATTACATCATTTATTGTGGGAGTGCTTGGCGCCGGGCTGATAGGTACTAAGCTTGCGGCAATAACGCATTATGAAAAACCACTGGATGCTCTTGGCGCAGTGATTATTTCTGCAATGTGTATAAAGTTTCTCACTTTTCTTAACAGTCAGGATCTGAACAGCCTGTTCAGTATTCTTTCTCGTATCAGGGGAGGGGGATCAAATGGTAGCAAATGACCCTTCTGCAGTTCTGAATGCCGTAATTTGTGGGGTAATAGTAATCGTTCTGATGTTTTACCGACGCGGTGATGCGACACACCGCCCCCTGATTTCGTTACTGGCCTATGTCATGGTGCTGGTATATGCCAGCGTCCCTTTCCGGTTTGTTTTTGGTTTATATGAATCATCCCACTGGCTGGTGGTGATGGTGAATATCCTTATCTGCGCCGCTGTGCTGTGGGCTCGTGGTAATGTGGCGCGTCTGGTTGATGCACTGAGGCACTGATGAATCAACAACAATTTCAGCAGGCGGCTGGTATTAGCGCCGGGCTTTCTGCGCGCTGGTATCCGCATATTACGGCGGCAATGAGCGAATTCGGTATTACTGCTCCACTGGATCAGGCCATGTTCATTGCTCAGGCGGGACATGAATCAGCAGGATTTACTGTTCTGAAGGAAAGCTTCAATTATTCGGTGGAGGCGCTGAAAAAGACGTTTGGTAAACGCCTTACGCCTTATCAGTGCGAAATGCTGGGGCGTATTGATGGTCGTCAGGTTGCCCACCAACCACAAATAGCCAATCTGGTTTACGGTGGCCGCATGGGTAACAAAGACGCTGGAGATGGCTGGAAGTATCGTGGTAGAGGATTAATTCAAATCACTGGCCTCCATAATTATCGCATCTGTGGGGCGGCGCTGAAGTTAGATCTGGTGACTTCACCTGAACTACTGGAACAGGAACTGCAGGCCGCGCGCTCAGCTGCATGGTTCTACACCTCTAAAGGCTGCATGATCTACGGTGCCGATATTAATCGTGTTACGCGCATCATTAATGGCGGCCTGAATGGTATTGAGGATCGTAAGGTTCGATACAACAAGGCGCGGGAGGCGCTGCTGGTATGAAGATGAGTTACTGGGCGCTCATTTTAACGTTTATCGCTTGTATTGCAGGTGGTCTTGTTTGGTCAGCGAATCACTACCATGGAAAGTTTCTGGGGGAGCAGAGACGAGCTGACGCTGCGGAACAGAGAGCTGATTCTACTGAGGCTATCACCGCGAATGTCCTGCGTACTATGGCAATAACGAACATCATTCAGGAGGCGAATCAACATGCAAAACAGCAGATCGCACTGGAGTCACAGAGAACCCGGGAAGATATCAAAGTGGCTGTTGCGGATGATGATTGTGCTGTACGCCCTGTGCCTGCCGCTGCTGCTGACCGGTTGCGGAAGTACGCGGACAGTTTACGTACAAGTTCCGGCAATACCACTACCGGCGAGTCTGACCGCTGAAACCCCACAACCGGTTATTCCTGATCCACTGACCTACGGTGGCAGCCTAGATTTGAATGCCAGTCTGTTATCAGCGTTGGGGCAGTGTAACCGGGATAAAGTTGATTTAAGGGAAATTAATAAACGGAAATTATAATCAGAGTGGTAAACAGTCAATTAGGTGTAATATTTCCCTTATAAAGTGATTAGAAAGGCGGATATTCTGATTTTACAAAGTTTCGGGACGATAGCATTTCCTCAATTAGACTAAGCTTCCAAACTATACCTATATCTGGCATAGATGTGCCGATCGTCACTCTACCTGAGTAAACACCTACGAGTTTGAATTTTTTAACTTGAATAGTCTTATTCATTAAGTTTTGAGGCATTGCATTGATTAATTCCAAGGCAGATATTTCTCCTTGCTCCCTCTGCTGAAACATGGCATGTACCTCAGGGGAAACTAATATTTCAGTTGAGTATTCATGAGAAAATACAGGAGATCCTGACATGCCTTCTTTTGTTGTTGCATCAATATAAAAACAATCAAGCCCAGAAACTTTAACATCTGGTTCGCTTGCAACCAGCCCTTTTTTCCATATTGGCAAGTATTTATTAATAGTTAAGCCGAATGGATAACCCACAATAGATAGGTCTGATGCAACATGAAGAGGTATGGTGTCAGTATTTTTAATGTCATTTTGAGTTGTATAAGCTACATCACTACGAAATATTATTGGTATTCCAACAATATCTACACCATCAGCTCTGGATGGGTGTTCAAGCCATTCGGACTCATCATTTATTTCAATGGAAAATGTATGGGCTGACTTCCCATCAGGAGCCCAAATGTGACATTTTATTTTATTTGGTGAGGATCCTATACCCTCCATTAAGGATGCTGGGTTTTTGGGCTCTCTACAGGTTAGGACATGGTAGTTTGTTATTAAGATTGGGTCTTTATAATCGTCATGACTATAAAGAAAACCTGTTCCAACCATAATTTCTCTATCATTGTGGTAGCAGGTTAATTTTACTGAAAATAGGCTGATAGGATTTAACATTGAACCTCCTAATTGTAACGTTGTTGACGGGGTGATTAGAGTAATTGTACAGGCCCCTAGCGCTCATCACCATAGGAAACCAGTTGTTGTGATTTGAATACTAAGGAAATGTTCATGCCACCACGAACCCCAAAAGCCTGCCGTGTTCGAGGTTGCCGCCGTACCACCACTGACCCGTCAGGCTATTGCGAAAGCCACAAAAGCGAAGGCTGGAAGCAATACAAGCCAGGACAATCCCGTCATCAACGCGGTTATGGTTCGAAGTGGGACGTTATCCGTGAGCGCATACTGAAGCGTGATAAAGGTTTATGTCAGTTATGTCTGCGTGCCGGTGTGGTGCGTGAGGCGAAAACTGTTGACCACATTATCCCTAAAGCGCATGGCGGAACTGATGCCGACAGTAATCTGCAGAGTCTGTGCTGGCCCTGCCATAAGGCGAAGACGGCTCGTGAACGGCTGAAATAAAAACCAGTTTCCACAGCCAGAGGGGGGGCGGGGTAAATCCCTGTGGCCTGACGTCTTCCGGACTGCCCGCCTCATCAAATTTTTACGCGCCAAAAATAAGAAACTTTTTTCCGGAAGGTTAAACCTATTGAACTGGAGGTTTTGATGGGTGCTGTTGTGAGATCTTCCGGTGGTGGCCGTAAGCGCAATTTGCCTTCGGGCCAGAAAAGCAAGCTGACCAGGATCGCACCGCCGGAAGAGTTAATGAGTGATATCGCGATCCGCATCTGGAAAACGCAGAGCAAAATTTTAATTGAGCGGGGTGTTTTTGATCTTGAAGACGCGCCGCTACTCCTGGCGTACTGCAATGCGTTTCACTTGATGATTGAGGCCGAAAAAGTCATCGCGAAAGACGGCCTGACCGTATCAAGTGAAATGGGTGGTGAGAAAAAACACCCTGCAGTCAATGTTCGTAATGACTCCGTTTCGCAGCTCGCCCGTCTGGGTTCACTTCTCGGGTTAGACCCGCTCAGCCGCATAAGAATGACCTGCGGAAAAAAAGATCCGGACGATGAAGGGAATGAATTTGATGAGTTTGACTGATGGCTACATATCCGAACGTCAATGCGGCGAACCAGTATGCGCGGGACGTCGTGAACGGGAAGATACTGGCCTGCCGGTTAACCATTCTTGCCTGTCAGCGACATCTTGACGACCTGGAACGTGCCAAAGATCCGCATTGGCCTTACCGCTTCGATAAAAATAAAGCAGAACGTTTCCTTCGCTTTTCCCAGAAAATGCCGCACACCTCCGGAGAGTGGGCTCGCCGGAAGTTGCGGATAGAATTTGAACCCTGGCAAAAATTTGCGCTGGGCGTGCCGTTTGGCTGGGTGCGCAAGGATACCGGTTTTCGCCGCTTCACTGAGATTTACATCGAGGTACCGCGTAAAAATGGGAAATCGGCGATTGCGGCCGCCGTCGGTAACTATATGTTCTGTGCAGATGGCGAGTACGCAGCGGAAGTTTACTGTGGTGCCACAACGGAAAAACAAGCCTGGAAAGTTTTTGCGCCTGCACTGGCGATGGTGAAAAAGCTGCCGGCGTTGCGTCAGAAGTTCTGTATCAAACCCTGGGCAAAGAAAATGACTCGCCCGGATGGTTCCCTGTTCGCGCCAATTATCGGTGACCCTGGAGATGGCGACTCACCATCATGTGCGATCATTGATGAGTACCACGAGCATGATACTGACGCGCTATACACCACAATGACTACCGGGATGGGGGCGAGGGAGCAGCCCATCACGCTGATCATCACCACGGCAGGCTTTGATATTGCCTCGCCTTGCTATGAAAAACGTACTCAGGTGGTCGAGATACTGGAGCGCATCCGGGAGGGTGGTGAAAACGAGGCAATTTTCGGGATCATCTATACCCTGGATGATGACGATGACTGGACACAGCCGGAAGCTCTGATCAAAGCCAACCCGAATTACAACATTTCGGTGAAAGAGGGATTCCTCAAGGCTAAACAGTTGCTGGCGATGTCCACGCCAGGCCAGACTAATAAAATACTCACCAAGCATTTCAACAAATGGGTGAGTTCTAAAGCAGCTTACTACAACCTGCAGAAGTGGATGGCCGCAGCAGACAAAACGCTCAGACTGTCCGATTTTGCAGGTGAGGAGTGTTATCTCGGCATCGACCTGGCATCAAAACTTGACCTTAATGCAGTGGTGCCGGTATTCCGCCGTGAAATATACGGCCTGAGTCATTATTACTGCGTTTCGCCTATGTTCTGGGTACCGGAAGACACCGTCTACGCCACGGACCCGGCGTTGAAAACTATTGCAGACCGTTACCAGTCTTTTGTTAATCAGGGCGTGCTGGTTCCGTCAGACGGTGCAGAAGTGGATTACCGCCTTATCCTGGAAGCGATCCTGAAATTACGGGAAACGGTGAAGATAGCCGCGAGTCCGATTGACCCCTACGGTGCAACCGGCCTATCTCATATGCTGCAGGATGAAGGGCTTGAACCTGTCACCATTACCCAGAACTACACGAACATGAGCGACCCGATGCGTGAGATTGAGGCTGCGATCGCTGCTGGCCGATTCCATCATGACGGTAATCCCTTGATGACCTGGTGTATTTCGAACGTGGTTGGCAAGTACCTGCCTGGTAGCGACGATGTTGTTCGCCCGGTGAAAGAAGGCGCAGGCAACAAAATTGATGGTGCGGTTGGCCTGATGATGGGGGTTGGCCGCGCAATGCTGAACGAGCCGAAAGACTTCCTTTCTAACCTCGATCCTGATGAGGAACTGTTATTCCTGTGAAATCACTAATTATCGATGTGGCCGGTCTGGCAGGCTTCGGCGCAATGGTGGGAGGCATTTTCCTGAAATTTGGCGCGGCGGTTGCTCTTATGGCTGGTGGTTGTGGCCTGCTGCTGTGGGCGCTGCTGGCGGCCAGGAGAATAAAACATGCTGATTGACGCCATTTTTAGAAGCAACTCTCTGGAAAATCCTGCCGTACCGATCACGGTTGAAGCCGCTGAAAATGAAGGCATTTTTAACTGCGATGTAATCGTCAATCCCCGGACGGCAATGAAACTGGCGGCGGTGTATGCCTGTATCTATGTTATTTCGTCGAATGTTGCGCAGATGCCCCTGCACGTTATGCGGCGCACCGGGAAGAAGGTCGAAGCCGCCCGCGATCATCCTGCGTTTTATCTGGTTCATGACGAACCGAACACCTGGCAGACCAGCTATAAGTGGCGAGAGCTCAAACAGCGGCACATTCTGGGCTGGGGGAATGGTTTCACGCGGGTAATTCGCCACCGCCGGACCGGTGAAGTGACCGGCCTTGAAGCGTGTATGCCATGGGAAACAACGCTGCTCAACACTGGCAGACGTTATACCTACGGTGTTTATAACGAAGAAGGTTCTTTTGCCATCAATCCTGACGACATGATCCACGTCAGGGCGCTGGGCAACGATCAGAAAATGGGGCTCAGTCCGGTACTGCAGCACGCCGAAACAATCGGGATGGGCATGAGTGGCCAGAAATACACGGAAAGTTTTTTCAGCGGTAACGCCAGACCAGCGGGCATAGTTTCAGTAAAAGGAGAATTGAATGACGGCGCCTGGAAAAGGCTGAAAGAGATGTGGCAAAAAGCCACGGCGATGCTGCGCAGCCAGGAAAACAGGACAATGTTGCTCCCGGCTGAACTGGATTATAAAGCGCTGACGGTTTCCCCAGTCGATGCCCAGCTCATCGACATGATGAAGCTAAACCGTTCCATGATTGCCGGGATTTTCAACGTGCCGGCACACATGATCAACGACCTCGAAAAAGCCACCTTCTCCAATATTTCCGAACAGGCGATTCAGTTTGTTCGCTACACAATGATGCCGTGGGTGACGAACTGGGAGCAGGAGCTTAACCGTCGGTTGTTCACCCGCGCCGAACGGGAAGCCGGGTATTACGTGCGCTTTAACCTGGCGGGCTTATTACGCGGTACCGCCAAAGAGCGCGCGGAGTTCTATCACTTCGCTATCACCGATGGCTGGATGAGCCGCAACGAAGCACGCGCGTTTGAGGACATGAATCCGAAAGACGGCCTTGATGAAATGCTGGTCAGCGTCAACGCCTCCCGGCCAGCCAAAACCACAATCTAGGAGAACACTCAAGATGAGTGAACGTGAAATTCGCTGTTACAGCGGCGAGGTGCGCGCAGAAACGCACGACAGCGAGCCCAGCCGGATCATCGGGTATGGTTCGGTCTTTGACAGTCGTTCTGAACTGATTTTCGGTTCGTTTCGCGAAATCATCCGGCCCGGTGCGTTTGATGAAGTGCTGAATGACGATGTACGGGCGTTGTTCAACCATGACCCCAATTTTATCCTGGGTCGCAGAAGTGCGGGCACGCTGGCACTGACGGTTGATGAGCGGGGGCTGCGTTATGACATCACCGCGCCAGAAACTCAGACAATCCGTGATCTGGTGCTGGCACCAATGCAGCGCGGGGATATCAACCAGTCCTCTTTTGCATTTCGCGTCGCCCGCGACGGAGAGGAATGGTACCAGGACGAGGATGGTGTGGTGATTCGTGAGATTACCCGTTTTTCCCGTCTGCTGGATGTCAGCCCTGTGACATATCCGGCGTATCAGGAGGCAGATTCCGCCGTCCGCTCTATGAAAGCCTGGCAGGAGGCGCGCGATAGTAGCGCACTGCAGAAAGCCATTAACCAACGAATGGCGCGTGAGCGCGTCCTGACCCTTCTTAACGCGTAAGGAAAAACCATGAAATTGCATGAACTGAAACAAAAACGTAACACCATCGCGACCGACATGCGCGCGCTGAACGAAAAAATCGGCGATAACCCATGGACGGATGAGCAGCGTACCGGATGGAACAAGGCAAAATCTGAACTGGAAGCACTCGACGAGCGCATCGCCCGCGAAGAAGAGCTGCGCCGCCAGGACCAGACCTACGTTGATGAAAACGAGGAAGAGCAGCGCAATAATCAGGATCCTGATAAAGACCCGCAGCAGGACGAAAAACGCGGCCAGATTTTTGATAAATGGATGCGTCACGGCGCCAGCGAACTGAGTTCCGAAGAGCGCAAAGCCTTACGCGAACTGCGTGCGCAGGGTGTGGCGCCGGATGAAAAGGGCGGCTATACCGTGCCTGATACCTTCCTGGCGAAAGTGGTCGAACAGATGAAAGCCTACGGTGGTATTGCCAGCGTGGCGCAGATCCTCACTACATCCGATGGGCGCACTATGGAATGGGCCACTGCTGATGGTACCGCTGAAGTGGGTGTGCTGCTGGGTGAAAACGAAGAAGCGGGTGAAGAAGATACCGAATTCGGTATGGATAGTCTGGGCGCGCTGAAAATGACATCCAAAATTATCCGCGTATCCAACGAGCTGCTACAGGACAGTGCGATCGACATGGAAGCCTATCTCGCCCGCCGTATTGCGGAGCGCATTGGCCGCGGTGAAGCGCGTTACCTTATTCAGGGGACCGGCACCGGCACGCCAAAACAGCCTAAGGGTCTGAAAGCATCTGTAACCGGCACTACGCAGACGGCCGCTGCCGGAGCTGTTAAATGGCAAGAAATTCTGGCGTTGAAACACAGTATTGATCCGGCGTACCGCCGCGGGCCAAAGTTCCGCCTGGCATTCAATGACAATACGCTGAAACTCATCAGCGAGATGGAAGACGGTCAGGGCCGTCCACTCTGGCTGCCTGATATCGTCGGCGTGGCGCCAGCATCAGTGCTGAATGTTCCGTACGTTATTGATCAGGAGATCGATGATATTGGCGCGGGCAAAAAATTCATGTTCTGTGGCGACTTCGACCGCTTCATTATCCGCCGTGTTCGCTACATGATCCTGAAGCGCCTGGTGGAGCGTTACGCGGAATTCGACCAGACCGGCTTCCTGGCGTTCCATCGCTTTGACTGTATTCTCGAAGATACCTCTGCGATTAAAGCGCTGGTGGGCAAAGGCTCGGCAAGCAGCTAATCCCTCTCACCTCTGAACAAACCATGCCGCGTTAAGCGGTTTTTTTGTGCCCGCCACCCGGCGGGCGCAGGAGGATCCTATGTTGCTTTCTCCTGAGGAGATCAAGTTGCAGCTCAGGCTGGATGAGGATTACGCCGATGAAGATAAATTTCTTGAGCTGTTGGGGCGGGCGGTTCAGGCCAGGACAGAAAATTTTCTGAACCGGAGACTTTATACGGCGGAGGCGGGGGTGCCAGCCGACGATCCGGAGGGGCTTATTCTCTCGGATGACATCAGAATGGGGATGCTGCTTCTGGTGACGCACTTCTACGAGAATCGTTCTACCGTCACCGAAGTGGAGAAAGTCGAACTGCCGATGAGCTTTAACTGGCTCGTCGGTCCATACAGGTACATCCCGCTATGAAACTCAGGCAGGCGCAGGCCAGCGCCACATACCTTTTGCCCGACCCAGGCGAACTTGACCAGCGCATTGTTATCCGGCGGCGTGTCGATGTCCCGGCTGATGACTTTGGCGTAACGCCGACGTACCCGGAGCAGATCCGGACGTGGGCCAAAAAAGCGCAACCCGGCGCGGCAGCTTATCAGGGGGCTGTGCAGATAGAAAACAGGGTGACGCACTATTTCACCATCCGTTTTCGCCGCGGTATCACCGCCGATCATGAAGTGCTCCACGACGATATTTCTTATCGGGTTAAACGGGTCCGTGATCTGAACAGTAAGCGCCGCTTTCTGTTGCTTGAGTGCGAAGCGCTGGGTACCGATAACGGGAGTGACTATGCCGCAGAAAGCATATTTACACGTTGATTTCGTACAGCCGGAAGAACTGGTGTTTAATCGGGCGAGAATGCGATGGGCGTTCGTCAAAATTGGTCAGGTGCACATGCGTGATGCGCGGCGACTGGTCATGAAACGTGGCCGCTCGAAGCCAGGCGAAAACCCCTCGTACCGCACCGGCCAGCTGGCGCGTTCTATCGGCTACTACGTACCCCGTGCGTCAAAAAAACGTCCGGGGCTCATGGTGAAGATCGCGCCTAACCAGAAAAACGGCGAGGGCAACCGGCATATCAACGGTGCCTTTTACCCCGCCTTTCTGTTCTACGGTGTTCGCCGTGGGGCGAAGCGTAAGAAAGGCCATCATCGCGGCGCATCAGGCGGCAGCGGCTGGCGTGTGGAACCACGTAACAACTACATGACTGAGGTTCTGGATAAACGCCGCAGCTGGACACGTTATGTGCTCTCCCGCGAATTGCGAAAATCACTCCGTCCTCAGCGAAGGAAGAAAAAATGAAATTAACCCCGATTATTGCGGCACTTCGCAGCCGTTGCCCTCGGTTTGAAAACCGTGTGGGTGGCGCAGCGCAGTTTAAAGCGATACCGGAGGCCGGAAAGCTCAGACTACCAGCCGCGTATGTTGTGCCAGCCGAAGACGTCACGGGTGAGCAGAAATCGCAGACCGACTACTGGCAGGATTTGACGGAGGGTTTTTCCGTCATCGTGGTACTCAGCAACGAACGGGATGAAAAAGGGTAGTGGGCTTCTTACGACGCAGTTCACGACGTCAGGCAGGAAATCTGGAAGGCGCTGCTGGGGTGGGAGCCGGATCCGCAGGCGCATAAAATTCAGTATGCGGGTGGGATGCTTCTCGATCTGAACCGCCACGAACTGTATTACCAGTTCGACTTCACGGTGAAGTATGAAATTACCGAAACAGACACCCGCCAGCAGGATGATCTGGACGGCCTGCCCGACCTTAAAACGCTCAGTATTAATGTTGATTTTATCGAACCCGGTACCGGGCCAGATGGCGACATCGAGCACCACACCGAAATTACATTTCAGGAATAAACCATGTTTGTGAAACCCGCAAAAGGGCGATCGGTTCCCGATCCGGCCCGTGGCGACCTTTTACCTGAAGGAGGTCGAAATGTTGATGAGAATAACTACTGGCTGCGCCGCGAGGCCGCTGGTGATGTCCGGCGCACGAATAAAAAGGTGAAAACAAATGGCGATTAGTTTTAATTCCATCCCGTCAGATACACGGGTTCCGCTGTTTTATGCCGAGATGGATAACTCGGCGGCAAATACCGCCCGGAACAGCGGGGCATCACTGCTGATTGGTCACGCCAGCAATGATGCGTCAATTGCCGTCAACAGTCTTGTTCTGGTGTCATCGGTTGATTATGCCCGTCAGATTTGCGGTGCCGGAAGCCAGCTGGCCCGTATGGTCGGGGCGTACCGTAAGACCGATCCATTTGGCGAACTGTATGTCATTGCCGTACCTGAATCCACAGGCGCGGCAGCAACCGTCGCTTTGACGGTAACTGGCGAAGCGACGGAAACCGGAACGGTGAATGTCTATACCGGCCGAACCCGCGTTCAGGCTCCCGTGACCAGCGGTGATGACGCTGCGGCGGTGGCTGTGAGCATTAAGGATGCGGTCAATGCAAACCCTGATCTTCCCTTTACGGCAACATCAGAAGCGGGGGTGGTGACACTGACTGCGCGCCACAAGGGGTTATATGGAAATGAAATTCCGGTCACTCTCAATTATTACGGCTTTGGCGGTGGGGAGGTGTTACCGGCGGGTGTGAATATTACGGTTGCCAGCGGCGTGAAGGGGGCTGGTGCGCCAGCTCTTAACGACGCGGTGGCAGCGATGGGAGATGAGCCGTTCGATTATATCGGCCTTCCGTTTAACGACACGGCATCGGTGAACACGATGGCAACTGAAATGAATGATTCCAGCGGTCGCTGGAGTTATGTCCGGCAGTTGTATGGTCACGTTTATACGGCGAAGACGGGGACTCTGTCGGAGCTTGTGGCCGCGGGTGACCAGTTTAACCTGCAGCACATCACCCTGGCGGGCTATGAGAAAGACACCCAGACGCCTGCTGATGAACTGGCTGCAAGCCGTACTGCCCGTGCTGCGGTTTTTATCCGTAACGATCCGGCGCGCCCGACCCAGACCGGGGAACTGGTGGACATGCTGCCGGCACCGAAAGGCAAACGCTTCACGACGACTGAACAGCAGACGTTACTTTCCCACGGTGTGGCAACGGCGTATGTGGAAAGCGGCGTGCTGCGTATTCAGCGGGATATCACGACGTACAGGAAAAATGCGTATGGTGTGGCGGATAACAGCTACCTTGACAGCGAGACGCTGCATACCAGTGCTTATGTGTTGCGCCGTCTGAAATCTGTTATTACCAGTAAATACGGGCGCCATAAACTTGCTAATGATGGTACGCGTTTCGGGCCTGGTCAGGCCATTGTCACGCCTGCCGTTATCCGTGGTGAGCTGGGATCAACATATCGCCAGATGGAGCGGGAAGGCATCGTGGAAAACTTCGATCTGTTCCAGCAACATCTGATAGTTGAGCGTAACGCGAACAATTCGAACCGCCTGGATGTGCTGTTTCCGCCTGATTATGTCAATCAGTTACGTGTGTTTGCAGTGCTTAACCAGTTCCGTCTGCAGTACAGCGAGGAGGCTGCATAATGGGAAAAATTGCGGGAACAACGTATTTCAAAATCGACGGACAGCAACTGTCGGTAACCGGAGGGATTGAAGTCCCCATGAACACCAAAGTTCGTGACGACGTGATTGGCCTGGATGGTTCCGTTGACTACAAGGAAACCAGCCGGGCACCGTATACGAAGGTGACCGCCAAAGTGCCGAAAAACTTCCCGGTCGATAAAATTACGTCTTCTGATGTTATGACCATCACATCAGAGCTGGCAAATGGTCAGGTGTATGTTCTCTCAAACGCCTGGCTGCACGGCGAAGCCAACCATAACCCGGAAGAGGGCACCGTGGATCTTGAGTTCCACGGTGAGGAGGGATTTTACCAGTGATAAAAGAACTTGTGCTCAAAAAGCCGATTATGGCGCATAACGAAAAGCTTCATGTGCTGGAGCTGCGCGAACCGTCCTACGATGAAATCGAAGCCATTGGTTTTCCGTTCACCGTTTCCGGTGACGGCGGCGTCCGGCTGGACAGTTCGGTTGCGCTGAAATATATCCCTGTGCTGGCAGGTATTCCACGCTCCTCGGCAGCGCAACTGGCAAAACTGGATATTTTCAAAGCCTGTATGTTGATCCTCAATTTTTTTACCCGGTCGGAGACGGAGGAGGACTCAGAAAGCGAGTCTACAACACCGCATACTTCTGGCGAATAAACCCCCTGGAGCTCCGGCGGGCGGCGATATCCGATTTTCTGGAGCTGGAGTCGGAGGCTGTCCGTATCAATGAGGAAATGAAGCATGGCTGACAGTTTCCAGTTAAAGGCCATTATCACTGCCGTTGACCAGTTATCGGGTCCGCTGAAAGGGATGCAGCGGGAACTGAAGGGATTTCAGAAAGAAATGGCCGGGCTGGCGATCGGCGCTGCTGCTGCCGGGACCGCTGTTCTTGGGGCGCTGGCGCTGCCCGTGAATGCTGCGATCGGCTTTGAGTCAAAAATGGCTGACATCCGGAAGGTGGTTGACGGCCTGGATGATAAAAAAGCATTCGCGCAGATGAGTGACGATATCCTGACGCTGTCCACACAGTTACCGATGGCGGCGGAGGGAATTGCAGAGATCGTGGCGGCGGGCGGGCAGGCAGGCATTGCCCGCGGCGATTTGATGCAGTTTGCGAACGACGCAGTGAAAATGGGTGTGGCGTTTGATACCACTGCCGAAGAGTCCGGTCAGATGATGGCGCAGTGGCGGACAGCGTTCAAACTGACGCAGGAAGACGTGGTTGTCCTGGCCGATAAAATCAACTATCTGGGGAATACCGGCCCGGCAAATGCGAAGAAAATTTCTGATATCGTGACGCGGATTGGTCCGCTTGGCGGTGTTGCCGGAGTGGCATCCGGCGAAATTGCCGCGATGGGCGCCACCATTGCCGGGATGGGGGTTGAATCGGAGATAGCCTCCACTGGTATCAAAAACTTCATGCTGTCGTTAACCGCAGGTAATTCGGCAACCAAAGCCCAGAAACAGGCTATGGCTTTCCTGAAGCTGAATCCCCGGAAACTCGCTGAGGATATGCAAAAGGATTCGCGCGGGGCCATGCTGAAGGTGCTGGACTCGCTCGCGAAAGTGCCAAAAGCTAAACAGGCCGCCGTCATGAATGCGCTGTTTGGCAAGGAGTCACTTAGCGCGATTGCCCCGCTGCTGACCAACCTGGATTTGTTACGCACCAATTTTGATCGTGTGGCTGATGCCCAGGAATATGGCGGCTCGATGCAGAAGGAATACGCATCCCGCGCGTCCACAACAGAAAACCAGCTGGTTCTGCTGAAAAACAGCGTCAATGCGATTTCGGTAACGCTGGGCGATACCTTCCTGCCCGCCATTAACGAAGCTGCAGAAGCGGTCATGCCTTACCTGGAGCAGCTCCGGACATTCGTTCGCGCGAATCCTGAACTGGTTCAGTCTGCGGCGAAGTTCGGCGCGGCGCTGCTGGCTGTTGGCGTATCCATTGGCAGCCTGTCCCGGGCTGTCAAAATCCTGAACAGTGTCATTAATCTCTCTCCGGCGAAAGTCGCCATTGCGGCGCTGGTGGCCGGCGCTATGCTGATCATTGAGAACTGGGACGATGTTGCTCCGGTGATTAAGGCGGTATGGCAGGAGGTCGATAACGTTGCGCAGGAGATGGGCGGATGGGAGACGGTGATTGAAGGGGTTGGTCTGGTTATGGCTGGTTCTTTTACCGTCAGGACCATTGGTGCCCTGCAGCAGTCCGTCCTGCTGGCCGGACGGCTTTCCGGTCTGCTGGGTAAAATTGGCCGGATGGGGGCCATGACGCTGACAATTGGCGTGGCGGTGTCATTCTTTAAAGAGCTTAAGGATCTGGAGCAGGGGGCAAAGGATGCGGGTATGGATGCTGGCGCATTCGCTGTACAGAAGCTGCAAACGAAGGAGCGTGAACGCGGGTATAACGGTTTTATTCCCAGACTCAAAGAGCTTCTTGGTATGGACACCCCGATTCCGCAGGGGCGTTATCAACCTTATGTGCCACTGACCCGGCGTTCTGGCGTACTCGAGCGAGCTGTCCCGCCATCAACGCAGCGCAGCGAACTCAAAGTGACATTTGAGAATGCACCACAAGGTATGCGTGTGACTGATATACCGAAATCCGGTAATCCATTGATGAACATCAGCCATGATGTGGGTTACTCACCCTTTCGTACATCACGATAAACCTGCTCCGGCAGGTTTTCTTATGGGGTAAATATGGCTTTTTTCTCCTCAACTGGCTGGCGCGGGCGCCTGCGTGATGCATCATTTCGTGGAGTGCCTTTCTCCGTTGAAGATGATGAAAGCACCTTTGGACGCCGCGTACAGGTACATGAATATCCGAACAGGGATAAGCCCTGGACGGAGGATTTAGGTCGCGCCACGCGCCGCCTGACGATAAATGCTTATCTTGTCGGTGATGATTACGCAGACAGGCGGGATCGTCTTATTGGTGCCATTGAAACCGCAGGCCCTGGTACGCTGGTCCATCCGCAGTATGGCGAAATGCAGGGCAGCATTGACGGACAGGTCAGGATCACTCACAGCAGTACAGAAGGGCGCATGTGTCGTGTCTCCTTTCAGTTTGTGGAAAGTGGTGAACTTTCTTTTCCGGTGGCAGGAATGGCAACGGCGAAGCGCCTGGAAACATCAGGCGGGCTTTTCGACGATGCGATTGACAGTATGTTTTCCACATTCTCGTTGTCAGGTATTTCTGATTTTATCCAGAACGATGTCATTGCCGATGCTGCCTCCATGCTGGGCGATGTTGCCGATGCTTTCAGGATGGTTGATTCCGGCGTGTCTGCCGCAATGCGGCTGTTACAGGGGGATTTGTCTGTCATTCTGATGCCACCGAGCGCCGCAAGTGATTTCGTTAACGCACTGCAAAAAGCCTGGCGCTCAGGTGACAGGCTCAGAGGCAGTACATCGGATCTGGTCACGATGATAAAAACGATGTCAGGTATCACCCTTGATCCCGGTCTTTCCCCCCGTGGCACCTGGCCCACTGACTCCGGATCTGCTGCGAAACAGAAAATGCAACGCAATATGATCGCAGCCGCCATCAGGACAACAGCCATCAGCACAGCCGTCCACGCCGTGACAACACTGAAGCAGCCGCGTGATGTACCTGGTGCCCGGGGCGTAAATCAGCCTGCAGGAACAGGCCGTGACTCAGACATTATCACTGTCATGCACCCGGCGCTGGATGGTGTACAGACAGTCAGTAATGGCAGCTTTCCACCGAATTATGAAGATCTGAAAGCTATCCGGACCGCGCTCAATGCTGCGATTGACCAGGAGCAGTTGCGTATCCGGGATGATGTGCTTTTCCAGCAAATTTCCGTTATGCGGACGGATCTCAATCGCGATATTTCTGCACGACTGGCACAGGTTGAACGTACTGCATTGCGAACGCCTGATGATGTTCTGCCTGCACTGGTACTGGCTGCAGCCTGGTATGACGACGCCGGGCGGGAATCTGATATCCTCACTCGTAATCCCGTTCCCCATCCAGGATTTATCCCGGTTGAGCCGCTGAGGGTTCCGGTACGATGAATAATACGGTTTTTTTACGCGTCAACGGGCGTGACTGGGGAGGATGGACGTCAGTACGGATAAGTGCGGGCATTGACCGTATTGCCCGGGACTTTAATGTCTCGATCACCCGGCAGTGGCCTGGTGGAGAAGACGTACCGCCAGTAAAAAATGGTGACGCTGTTGAGGTACTCATTGGCGATGATTTAGTCATTACCGGCTGGGTTGAGGCGTTGCCACTACGTTATGATGCGCAGACCATTATGACGGGCATTGTCGGGCGCAGCAAAACGGCAGATCTTATCGACTGTTCTGCATCGCCTGCACAGCATAACGGGAAAAATTTATTCCTGATCGCCAGCGCACTTGCCCGGCCATTCGGCGTGAACGTTGTTGATGCAGGCGCGCCGGCAGCCGCCGTTATTGAGGCTCAGCCGGAACATGGTGAAACGGTTGTGGACTGTCTGAACAGGTTGCTTGGACAGGCTCAGGCGCTGGCATATGACGACGAACGGGGACGGCTGGTTCTCGGCAGGCCGGGCAGTATGAAAGCAGCCACGGCACTGGTACTTGGCGAGAATATTCTTTCCTGTGATACCGAGCGTAGTGTTCGCGAGCGTTTCTCCAGTTATCTGGTTACGGGGCAGCGTCCTGGTACGGATGACGATTTCGGCGAGGCAACCATTGCTGCTATCCGGCAGAGTACTGGTGATGCAGGCGTCACGCGGTATCGTCCCCACACCATTCAGCAGTCAGGAACTGCCACAACTGACAGCTGCAAATCACGCTGTGAATTTGAAGCCCGTCAGCGTGCGGCGAAAACGCTGGAAACCACCTATACCGTACAGGGATGGAGACAGGGGAATGGAGAATTGTGGAAACCGAACCAGGCCGTGGTGGTGTATGACCCGCTGAACGGTTTTGACAATGAAACGCTGGTGATCGCCGAAGTGACGTACAGCCAAGACAATAACGGCACCCTGACCGAAATCCGGGTGGGGCCTGCGGATGCTTATCTTCCTGAACCATTCAGGCCGAAAGCGAAGAAAAAAGTCAGTGAGGAGGCGGATTTCTGATGGCTAACCATCCTCTTCAGAACATGGTAACGCGCGCAGTCATTACCGCGATTGATACCGTCAGAAAATGCCAGACTGCCGGACTGAAACTTATTGCCGGTGAAAAAAAAGAGAATGTGGAGCATCTTGAACCTTACGGTTTCACCTCTGCAGCACAGAATGGCGCAGAAGCGGTGGTATTGTTTCCCGGCGGTGACCGTTCGCACGGAGTGGCTGTGGTTGTGGCTGACCGCCGCTTCAGACTGAAAGGGCTGGCGCGCGGGGAAGTCGCGCTATATGACGATCAGGGGCAGTCGGTCACATTAACCCGCGCCGGAATAGTGATAAATGGCGGCGGAAAGCCAGTTATTTTCACGAATGCCACTAAAGCACGTTTTGAAATGCCGATCGAATCCACTGGCGATATCAGGGACAACTGTGACAGCAGTGGAAAAACGATGGCTGAAATGCGCACGACCTATAACGGTCATACCCATAGAGAAAATGGCGATGGCGGCGGTATAACCGATAAGCCTGGCCAACCCATGAGCTGACATCATGATCCTTTATGTTAATGGAATCCGTAAGGATGCCACGGCTTCGCTCGACCTTCTGACGCGGGCAGTGGTGATTTCTCTTTTTACCTGGCGCCGGGCGGAACGGGATGACAGGACCCCACAGCCATACGGCTGGTGGGGGGACACCTGGCCTGCTGTTCAGAATGACCGCATCGGTTCCCGCCTCTACCTGCTGAAACGCCGCAAACTCACCAATAAAACGCCGCAGGATGCCCGCGAATACATGCAGCAGGCGCTGGCGTGGATGACAGACGATGGCGTGGCGGCACGTATTGATGTGACATCCGAACGCACAGGAACAGATACCCTGGCAGCTGGCGTGACGATATATCAGCGGGACGGGGTAATTCACAATATTACATTCGATGATATATGGAGCGAACTTAATGGCTGACAGTCAATTTGCACGTCCTGAACTTCCTCAGTTGATTGCAACCATTCGTAGCGATTTACTGACCCGTTTTCAGCAGGATGTTGTGTTACGTCGCATGGATGCCGAGGTTTACAGCCGGGTACAGGCTGCTGCCGTACATACGCTGTATGGTTATATCGATTATCTGGCCCGGAATATGCTGCCTGATATGTGTGATGAGGAATGGCTTTACCGTCACGCTATGATTAAGCGTTGCCCCAGGAAAAATGCCGTATCTGCGAAGGGATTTGCACGCTGGGATGGTATTGCCGGAACGCCGGAGATCCCCGCGGGTACACAGATTCAGCGGGATGATCAGGTTACATTCACGACCCTGCAGACGGTGAAAGCTTCCGGCGGCCTGTTACGTGTGCCGGTTATTGCTGATGTGGCGGGAACTGCCGGTAATACTGACGATGGTACGGCGTTACGCCTTGGCACGCCGATTACTGGTATTCCTTCTACAGGTTACGCTGACACTCTGACCGGGGGGGCTGATACAGAGGAGCTTGAAACGTGGCGCGCGCGTGTCATGGAGCGCTATTACTGGATACCACAGGGGGGCGCTGATCCTGATTACGTCATCTGGGCAAAGGAAATCGCAGGAATAACCCGTGCGTGGACATTCCGCCATTATAAAGGGACCGGCACCGTTGGTGTGATGGTGGCTACCAGTAACCCGGTTAATCCGGCTCCTGGCGACGATCTCGTTAAGGCTGTACGTGACCATATTTTGCCGCTGGCACCTGTTGCTGGCGGCGGACTCTTTGTTTTCGCTGCCACTGAAAAAAGCATTCCGGTAACAGTCGCACTGGCCAAAGATACCCCGGAAATTCGTACTGCCATTATTGCGGAGCTAAATGCGCTGATGCTGCGTGATGGCGCGCCGTCAGGAAAAATTTATGTTTCGCGAATCAGCGAGGCGATAAGCCTTGCGACCGGGGAAGTGGCACATCAGCTGCGTGTGCCGGCGGCAGATGTGGTACTGGGAAAAACTGAACTTCCTGTCCTGGGGAATATAACCTGGGCCACCTATACCGGGGAGAACGGATAACTATGGCGTTGCAGGACGAATATACGCAGTTACTTTATCACCTTCTGCCGGAAGGACCTGCCTGGGACGGAGAAAATCCACTGATTGAAGGGCTGGCGCCGTCGCTGAACCGGGTACATCAGAGAGCGGATGAACTGATGGCTGAAATTGACCCGGCCAGAACTACGGAACTTATAGACCGTTATGAACAGCTGTATGGCCTGCCTGATTCCTGTGCACCGGAAGGCGTTCAGACATTACAGCAGCGCCAGCAACGGCTGGATGCAAAGGCAAATGTTGCTGGCGGTATAAACGAGAGGTTTTATCGGGAACAGCTTGATGCATTGGGGTATACCGCTGCCACCATTGAGCAGTTTCAGAATCTCGACAGCACACCCGATCCTGAATGGGGGAAATTCTGGCGTTACTACTGGCGTGTGAATATTCCGGCCGATGCGAACATCAGCTGGCAGACCTGTACAAGCACCTGCGATTCTGCGATCAGAACGTGGGGCGATACTGTTGCTGAATGTGTGATTGATAAGCTTTGTCCATCGCATACGGTTGTTGTTTTTGCTTATCCGGAAGGAAAAGAGAATGCACAGAATTGATACGCCCACCGCGCAAAAAGATAAATTTGGTCAGGGGAAAAACGGATTTACGAATGGTGATCCCGCCACGGGCCGCCGCGCAACGGATCTCAACAGTGATATGTGGGATGCAGTCCAGGAAGAGGTCTGCACTGTTATTGAAGCCGCCGGCATACCACTCAGTAAAGGCGAACATACGCAGCTTCACGCGGCCATTGACAGGCTGATTGCCGAACAGGTTAAAACCCGTCTTGAAAAAAATCAGAATGGCGCGGACATTCCGGACAAAAGTTTATTTGTGCGTAATATCGGAGCGCTTCCTGCCAACGGTACGGCTGTTGCAGCGAACAGACTGGCATCACGCGGCGCGCTTCCGGCACTGACTGGTACGACAAGGGG